TGCTACCTTTAAACAGCGTTGCAGGTGGTATATTAACAACACCTTATTACATTATTGAACTAATTTCATCAAGTGTACACGAATGGCCACTTGATCTATCAAGCAACAGAGCAACAGCAGAAATTACAGCTAAATGGGGTTGGTCAGCTGTACCAGAGCCAATTAGACAAGCAACACTTATGTTATCGTCAGAACTATTTGCAATGAGAAATGCACCGTTAGGTGTAGCAGGTGTTGGCGACTTTGGTGTAGTTAACATACAACAAAATCGTGAGATCACTAGATTATTAGCACCATTTCGTAAAGGTACAATACTAGGTGTAGCGTAATGGCTACATTGAGCGAAATAACAGACGCTATAAAAACAACCTTAAACAACAATATTACAGGTTTAAGAGTACACGACACCGTCCCAGACTTAGGTTTAAACTTCCCGGCAGCATTTATAGTGCCAACAGATATAGATTTTGATACATCAATGCAACGTGGAACAGATCTTTACACGTTTGATATTTTAGTAGCTTGTCAACGAACAGATAGTAGAAGTGGACAAGATAAGTTAGCAACCTTTATTACAGGACAAGGTGGCACAAGCATAAGACAAGCTATATTTAATAATAGTACACTTGGTTTAGCAGATACGACTTCAAGATGTGTAGGCGTATCAAACATAAGTGCAGACGTTAATGTTAACGGCATTGACGCAATAGGTGCTAATGTACAGTTACAAGTTTATACGAAAGGAACAAGTTAAATGGCTAAATATGAAATCATAGGCAACAAAAAAGTAATGGAAAAAGTAAAAGGCGATATTATTACTGTTGATGACGAACAAGTTGCTAAGTCATTAATAAAAGGTGGGCATATAAAACCTACTAAAATAACTAAGTCTAAGAAAAAAAGAGCAAGAACAGAAAACGGAAAATTTATAGCTGATGACAAAAGTACACCAGATGTTAATGAAGCGTGGGTAGAGGATAAAGAATAAATGGCTAAATTTGTATTTAACGACGGTAAAGCGTTTATTGGTGGTTACGATTTAAGTTCACACACAACAGCAATGAACCTAGAAGTAACAGCAGATGAACTTGACGCAACAACAATTAATAGTGGTGGTTTTAAGTCAAAATTAGGTGGTACTAAAGATAGTACATTTTCATTAGACGGCTTTTATGAAGCAGGTGCAAACAAACCAGACGCATTACTTGGTACAAGCATTGGTAACGAATTAATTGTTACAGCAGTACCAGACGCAGGTATAGGCAATACAGCTTACTTTATGAAATCTAGTTTATTTAGTTATTCAATGTTTGGTACAGTTGGCGAGATCACACCATTTACAATAAACAAATCAATATCATCAGATGTTGTAGTAAGAGGAACAATCGCATTAGATACAGCTTTAACAGCAACAGGCAATAGTGCAGCTTATCAAGTTGGTGCAGTTGCTTCCGGGGAAAAATGTTATGCTGCTGTACATTGTTATAGCGTTAGTGGTACATCAACACCAACAGTTACTTTTAAATTACAATCAGATGACAATTCAGATTTCACAAGTGCAACAGATCGTGCAACATTTACAGCTTTAACAGCAATAGGTTCAGAAATTAAATCAGTTGCAGGTGCAGTAACCGACCAATATTGGCGACTAAATTATACAATAACTGGAACTAATCCAAGTTTTGGTATTCACGCAACTATCGGCATAGAATAACACACACAACAACACTTCTTTATTAACTTATACAATTAAGTTTGAAAGGAGTTACATTGGCAACATTTGTATTAAATAACGCTAGTGTTACATTAAACAGCGTGGACTTATCAGACCACGTACAAAGCGTAACATTAGACATTACAGCAGACGAAGTAGTTACAACTGCAATGGGCGATACATTCGTTTCAAGAACAGGGGGACTTAAAGACGGTTCACTTGCTATTGAATTTCAACAGGATTTCGCTTCATCAGAAGTTGACGCTACATTGTTCCCATTGTTAGGTTCTACAACTGCATTTATTGTAAAAGCAGACGCAGGATCAACAAGTTCAACTAACCCGGCTTATTCGGGATCTGTACTTGTTAATTCACACGCACCAGTAGCTAACGGTGTAGGGGAATTAGCAACTATGTCTGTTACATTCCCAACAAGTGGTACAATTACTAGAGCGACAAGCTAGTAAAAGGAGTACACACTATGAACGGTGGTTACGAAATAGAGTACCAAGACGGGAAAAAAATAGAAGCTGATATTAGACCAATAGATTTAGTTCAGTTTGAAAGACAATTTGATGTAGGATTTAGTGCCTTAGCTGATCCCAAAGAAGCAAAGTATGAACACGCTGCTTATTTGGCTTGGCTAGGTGCTAAACGAAAAGGGGAAACTAAAGACTTTGACGGATTTTTAGCCGAGGTTAAAACCATAAAGGAATTTTCTAGTGATACCCCAAAAGTTCAATCCTAACTTCTATTGCGCAACTAAGTCTAGCAACCGGGATTAGTCCCAATGAGTTGCTTAATAGCGATATTGGAATAATAAACGCATTAGTAGTTGAAATAGAAAATAGGAATTAATGGCGATAGCAAAAGCAAGGACAATAGGCGTAACAGGTGCATTAGGTGTATCTGGTTTAAATGACTTACTAAGACAATTTAAAACACTAGATAAAGAGATAAATAAAACTATCCGACGTGTAAATATTGAAATTGCAAAAGAAGTAAGTAATGACGCTATAAAATTAGGTAAGCGTCAAACCGTAGGTGGTCGTCCAGTACATAGGCGAGATCGTGCAGTACGTGGCATTAAAGCACGTGCAAGACAAAACCAAGCGTCTATTGAACTACAAGGCCATAAAAACGACGCAGTTCTTTCTTTAGAACTTGGTCGTATATTTCAACCAGTCCCAGTAAATAGAAAAAATGGCGATAAATTTAGATATTATAGACAAAAAGACTTAGGTAGATTACCTAATTCAAGACCGGGTGCAGGTAGATTATATAGAACATTTGTAGGGGATCAAGCATTTAGAACTGGTTTTGGTGGTTATGTTGTTGGTAAAACAATTAAAAACGCCTTACCAAAAATAGCTGATGAATATTTAGATCGTGTATTTAAAGCAATAGAAAATCAAATGGAAATGAACAAAGTTGTAGATATACCAATTAGATTTGCAACAGACAATACAAGAGTTTTAGGCAAGATAACAAGGGCAGCATAATATGGGGGAAAAAAGATTAAGGTACGCGTTTATTGGGGACGCAAAAAGTTTAATAAGTGCAACACGTAAATCAGATACAGCTTTAGGTAAATTTAGTAGAGGTATAGGCAAAGTAGGGGTAGCAGCTGCACAAAGTTTTGCAGTTGTTGGCACAGCAGCAGTTGCAATGGGTGCAAAGGCACTAACAGTAGCGTCAGACGCAGAAGAAGCAGGTGCAGCATTTGAAACTACATTTGGTCAAGCAGCACAAGATACAGGTAAGTTTGTAGAAGAATTTGCTAATAAAGCAGGTTTAGCGTCGTTTGAATTAAAACAATTATTAGCAACTTCTGGTGCAGTCTTACAAGGTATTGACTTCACAGCAGAAGCGTCAGCAAATTTATCTACAAAATTAGCAACACTTGCCGGGGACGTAGCTTCATTTAACAACGTACAAGGTGGTGCAAAACCAGTTATGGAAAGTTTTCAAAAAGCACTTCTCGGGGAAAATGAAAGTTTAAAAACTTATGGGATCGCCATTATGCAAGCCGACGTTCAAACACAAGCATTTGTAATGACTGGTAAGACATCAGCAAGTCAATTAACAAAACAAGAAAAAGCACTTGCAACTTATGAATTATTGTTACAAAAAACAAAGGTACAGCAGGGCGATCTAAATAGAACGCAAGACGGTTTCGCTAACGCAAGTAGGCGTGTACAAGCAGAATTAAAAGAATTACAAGTACAAATGGGTAATGAGTTGTTGCCAATAGCAACGGAACTTATGCCAGTATTTAGCGAATTAATTACTTCACTTGGTACTGGACTTACCCCGGTAATGAAAGAAATAGCACCGGTCATACAAAGATTGGTAGATATATTTAATATACTTGCACCAGTTCTTTTACCGTTATTAGCAAAAGGTTTTGAAATATTAGGTAAAATTTTAGAATATACTGTATTTGTAGCAGAAACATATGTTGCTGTTTATAAAGAACTAACAACCCAAACAAAAGAACTTAATTCTTTTACACACGATTATATAGGAACACAAAAAGAATTAACTAAAGGTTTAGAAAATACAAGTTTTGGTACTAAAGAACTAACTGCAAAAGAAAAGGCATTAGAAATACAAATGGCTAGATCAATAGCAATGGACGCTTTTTACTTACAACAACATAAAGACAGAATAAAAGCTAGTAACGACTTACAAGTTGAAGTACAAAACGAAGATGATATGATTGGCGACTTAATCCGTACAAATCAAGCTAATACAGACGCTATACGCAACCAAGCAGAAGAAATACAAAACAAATTATTACCTAACTTGTCAGCATTGGTAAGTGCAAGAAATAGAATTATAGCAATACAAGAAAAAGAAGAAAACGCTACTAAAGCGTTGACAAGGGCAAAAACAGATTTAATTGAAGCAGGTCAAGATTTACTTGACATAGATGATGACATAGAACGTAGTAATCGTGATCTAGAGGACGCAAATAGTGCAATAGAACAAGCAGAAAAAGATTTAACAGAAGCTAAAGTTGAAGCAGCAAAAGTAACTGATGAAGAACGTTTAGCAATACTTAGACAAGAAGAAGCCGTAAACCAGTTAATAGAAGCACAAGACGGATCAGAAATAAAAACACTTGAACTTGCAATAGCTAGAGAACGTTTAAACGAGTTAAATAATGAAGCTACTGGTAGTAATAGCGACGTAGAGGACGCAGAACGTAAGTTAACACAAGCTAAAGAAGAAGCTGTACGTGTTGAAGAAAAAATAACAGACTTACTAGAACAAAAAGAAAAACTAAGACTACGTGAAATACAATTAGCAGATGTTGTTAAAGAAAGACAAGAAGCATTAAATAAAGTTAGTAAAAATAATATTGATGTGTTAATTGCATTAGCAGAAGCACAAGAACGATACAATGCAGCTTTACTTGCTTTAGGCGACGGTAAAATGAACGCAGCATTTGACAAAGTAGCTGATTTAACTGAAACAACAGCTGAAAATGTTGAAAGTGCGTTAGATAATATGGGCATTAATACAGGTGGCGACAAAATAACAGGTAAACCACCAAAAGTAGTAGATCCATTGGCAGGTTTTAATGCTAGACAAGCAGCAGATAGAAATGCAAATGCAGCAAGAGGATTAGCAACAGCAGGTGCAATGGGTGGTGCAAGTAGATTTGGCGAAACAACAATAAACTTTAACGGTAACGTTGGTAACGAACAAGACGCAGCTAATAAAGTAGTTGAAGCACTTAAAAGATATGAAAAAACTAACGGCAATCTAAGTCGTACAATAAATCTTAACTAATGGCTAAACCAACAGTACGTGTACGCATTGGGTTTACTGCAAACGAATTTACCTTAGACGATCTAGTACGTGGTGTTTTAGATACAGGTCAACTTGGTGGTGCAGTAACTTTAACAGATGTAACAACAGACGTGCAAAGTGTTAGTGTTAATCGTGGTAGATCAAGAGATTTAGACAGCTTTTCAACAGGTTTTGCAACCGTAAGACTGTTAAATAATGCTAGAAAGTACGAAAATACTAATACGTCAAGTCCTTATTCGCCGGGTATTGAACCGTTAATTGTGTTACACGTTGACGCAACAACAGACGGTGGTTCTAATTATGAAGATATATTTGTTGGTTTTGTAACAGATATTGCTTTAAGTTACCCAGATAGCA